GTGTCAACAGCATCTACATAAGAATCCATCAGCGTGGCGGTATCAGTGATAGCATCTACAGATTCAGCTGTTACATTTGCGCCGCTGAACTCATCGTAGTTTTCTGCGATCTTGATCTCAAATGGATCTTGCTTCTGAAGCCTGTCAATGAAGCGATCAAACTTGAAAAAGTCAGTCTTATTTACAACTACAACCTTGACGAACTTACCCTTAGCATAAGAAGGATCGATGCTGTCTGGATCTTGCTTCGCATCATCGTAAACATACTTACAGTAAATCTCGTGTGGATTGCGGATGGCAGTAAGCTCGCGAGTATTTGTATCAAAGACATGGAAGTATTTCCAGTCATTGACATCCGCCCACGTCATCTCGAACTGCGTGCCCAAATAGTGGATATTACCTTTGTTCGACTTCGTGTGGTAGTGACCAGACCAAACTTGCTCGAATCGGCTGAAAACTTTAGCATCCATTCCTCCATGTGAGGGCATGCCCTTCATCATATCGAATCCATCGAGCTCAAGATGCCCTCCAAGAATAGATGCATTGCAAGTCTCGATGAAGCGCATCGACTCAGTCTGATTCTCAGGATTGATCCAGGGCAGCAGCGCGATGTTGCAACCATCATAAGTCATCACCTTTGGCTGCATTACAATGTTGACGTTCTCAACAAAGTATCCAAGTAATTCTTTCAGCGAGCAAAGCTCATTTGTGTTCTTATAGACTACATCATGGTTACCCGGAATGATATCCATCGCCATTCCAAGTTCACGCATCGGCTCAAGGAAGGTCTTGCGATTATGATTCAGCGCCTTGAAGTTAATGTACTTGCGATGGTCATAGTAATCGCCCAGATGAATGATCTGCTTGATTCCATTCTTTTTGCAGTACGGAAAAAAGACATCGCTGTAAAACTTTGCGAAATAATCTAGGAATACATCCGATGCATTACGCGCACCAGCGTGGGTATCATTTAAGATAGCAATCTTCATCCAAAAAACAACTCAAGATTTTCTTTATGCTTCTTCTTGAATTCCTTGATCTTCTTATCAACTTCATTCTTACGATCAATTCGCTTCTTAAGCACGTTGACGAATCCTGCGTCCTGCATTACTGCACCGCCGAATTCATCCTCTGGATTAGACATAAAGTCCTCGATACCAGCATGCTCGATGTAGCGGAACTTAATGTCTTGCTGCTTCTTTTCTTTCATAATCCGGCGAATAAAAGCATAGTAACAAATTTGCGTGAAGTATGCAAATGCATTCGGATTACCAGTTCGAGTGGCAGCGTCGATATTGTAGTTCGTGATAGCCTTGATGCAGTTTTCAACAGCATCCATGACCATTTCTTCGCGATAGGTATAGCGAATGAAATTGGGTTTATGCGAAAGACCTTCAGCAATTCGCAGAAAGCAACGGCCGATATACTCGGTAATGCGCGGTACTTCCGTGCCATTCTTTAGTGCTTCTTTTGCAAGCTTAACGTAGTCAACAACTGCCTGAGAAAATTCTCTGTTGTTGACATAATGCTCGCTCTCACGCTTTGCTGCATGAGTGATCTTTGGCTTTGTTGGTTTAGCAGTAGTCATTACTGTCTTGTAGTCATAATGTTAGTATAATCCTCATCTCAATCATATCGCCCGCGGCGAGGATGTAAACAGAAAACGTGGTATTAGCTTATTTCTGAATCCTGTTTACAAGAGGCCCCAAAACTGTTATTTTGTATCTGGCTTAACGCCGAGGGAGGTAACATACATCAATTACGAGATGCATCGTCGCCCAAATTAAAATTGAGATCGTTCCAATCGAAATCTTTCTTATTGATTGGAGTTGTCGTTTCTTTGTTAGAATTACGCATATCCACCAAATCATTGTAGTCATTACCCACCGATGAGTTTGGAATTGTCGCAGACATAATATGATCTTTGCGAATCATATGGATACGAGACATCGATCCTAGAAACCAATCTGCATAATACGTAGAAGCTTTAATGCCATCACCCGATTTTTCGCTAATGGTATTAATGATGTACGGGTCTTTTATGATAAGATTCTTATCTGTATCTGAAATGACCTGACAAATAATTGTCTCGCGAGAAACAAGCTTAAGTATCACAGTCATATCATCACCGAACTTGGATTTACCTTCTTCGAATGTCATTATGTTAGTGGTACCTCGTGAATTTTGTAGTCAAATTTTTCTGCGCTGTATAGCTTAATTCTTTCGGCGGCGTGATCTAGAGTATAGTTTCTGCTTTTCTTCCAGTGTAAATCATCTGCGATGTCGAATACTTTAGTTGCTCGTCCGTCGTCTGATTTTCGTAGTCCTCTTCCGATTGATTGAAGTATTCTGATCTGCGATTTCGAAGGTGAAGCAAAAATGATGTTATGCAGGTTACGGATATTTATACCAGTGGAAAACGTGCCCATCGATGCTACGATGATAGCATCTTTCTCGTTTTCGGTAATTGCACGAATGCGCTCGCGCTCATCTGTTTCCACAGCGCCAGAGACAAAGAACAACTGACGAGTTCTGCGCGGAAGCTCGTTCAGCTTCTCATCGATCATTGCATACAGCGGCTTACCGTGTTTCTCCACGTAGTTATAGAGAATCAGCGTGTTGCCCGTCTGTGCGATAGCAAGATTGCGTATAAAACGATTACGCGCTTCGTGAGCTACAATAAAATCGATTTCTTGCTGATAATCGTATTTTTTAGCGGTTTGGCACTCGATATCTGAATACTTCAGCAGCAGCACATCGATGGATAATTGTGCCAGGGCATTAGAATCCATCAGCTCTTTTGTTGTCGTCACGCGATGCACTGGACCAAACAGACCTTCAAGAACAAGCTTGTGCGTCTGCGTGCCATCAAGAGTACCAGTCGTGCCGATGCGGTACTTGGCATCACGCAGCTTTTCCATGATCGAGCTGAGTGACTTAGCCTTGAAGGTGTGCGCCTCATCACCAATCACCATTCCGTACGGCTCAAACCACTCAGGCCGCATCTTGTAGATTGACTGCCATGTAGTAATGACTACACGAGAACGAATGTCCATCTTTTCTTTGCCAGAATAGATGCGGTGGCATTCGGCCTCGTTGTTCCATGACTCGTCGAGCGTGGAGTAGTCTTTGAAGTCAGTGAACATCTGCTCGACCAGCGATGTTGTCGGCACCACAAGCAGCACTTTCTTGTTCTGATTCTCCTCTAGAAAATAACGAATCAGCACATAGATGATCAGCGACTTACCAGATGCAGTGGGGCTGAGCAGCAGTGACCGATAATGTACCAGCGCGTAATGAATTGCCTCAAGCTGATAGTCGCGCGGCGTGATTGCTTTGCCATGAGCATACAGCTGCAGCGACTCTGCAAATGCAGTAACAGCATCCAGATCTAAGTACGCTTGCGAGTCTGGTCGGCCATAGTATGCATCATCCACATACTCAATCTCTGCGCCGCGCGTTTCTGCAAACTCATGAAGATACTCAAGCAAGCCACCGTACAATGTCTTGAGTCGCGTATCGAATAAGCGGATCTTACCATCCCAAAGCTTATTCTTGAAAGCGGGCATGAATTTGTAACCCGGGACAAAGAAAGTAAAGAAGTCAGATAGCTCATACGCTACTGATGGTTCACACTCGATCTGAATGTAAACCTCGTTCTTCTTTTTGACTTTGATTATCTCAGACACCAGAGGTAAACTTCTTCCACTCAATCATATTCTTGATCGTCTGATGACGCCACTTAACTGAATCAAGAATTTCTTGCAGTGTTTCTACCAATGTCTTGAAATAAACTACCTGCGCCTCTGATTTCTGCAATTCAGGATCAGAATTGAAGTAGTAGTCCATATCAGACTTCATAATCTTCAAACCATTGAATGGGTCGTAAGGCCAGCCATACTTCTCAATAGCTTCCTTGTCAAGTTTGCCGTTGAAGTGTAGCCACTTATCACGCAGCAAAATCTTCTGATCAAGCTCCAGCTTCTTAAGCTTAAGCTTTGTAGTCGATAGCAGTTCTAGATACTTAGCATGTAAACGCGCATTCTGCTTTGATGCGTCGTCTAGATTCATATCATCAATGACAGAATCCTTTTTCCACATTTCGTGGATTTCCTCAATGTTAATCATAATGTAGGTTGGACTGTAGAGTATCTATATTATTTCAAAAAGTAAAAATGTGAATACTGAAATGATGCATCTGCCACGACGTATTCCACGTCAGTGTTTTGAGTATGAAAATCAATTGCTCCAATCGAGACAGGAAATGCTTCTACGAATCGAATCTGGCGAATCACGTTATTGCTACTCGTAAGAATATGCAGAGTAATATCGCACGTGCTTAACGTGCTTTCGCTTGCATTGTCCACCATCCAATTAAACAACTCAACGTAGTTCTCCATATTCTCAGTGACCATGTAGCGAATGTCCAAAGGAGAATAGATTACCTTTTCACCAGGATAAGAATTCTGCTTGTTTCGAAATGGTGAATTTGCTTCAGAAGCAGAAACTGATGGAATTGGAGATGAAATGCAAAAATACTCTGTGTTAGCAAATCGAGTAGAATCAATTGTCAGTCTAAATCCATTCGGCGACAATAGATTTTTATTTAGCGTGAGATTGTTCATATCGTTATTTATGGGCAAAAAAGAAGGCCCCCTTTCGGAGGCCTTCCTTTATAGTATCAACTAATCAGGTATTAGACAACGCCTGATTCGAGAAGGTCGGTGACCTTGAAGATACGGAAGTAACGGTTGGCACGGTTAGTTCCGAGACCGCCGTCTGACTGTGCAGCGGAGACAGTGGCTTCAGCAAATGGGTTAGCAACCATGCCGTAGCGTGTCTTGAATCCGATACGTGGCTGGAAGTCGGATTGACCAACTGCGCGGACCATTGTCAGTGGGACATATGGAGCGTAGAAGAGTCCAGCATCGTATGGGTTTGTTCCACGATATCCAACCGTGACGTAGTCATAAGTTGAAGAATATGGATCGATGTAAACCTTGGTGCGGCCATTGAGAACACCAGCGAAGGTGTTGCCAGTGTCGTCAACCTCGAGGTTCGTGCTCAGAGCAGGAGCATAATCCAGCACGCCGGCAGCGGCGAGTGCTGTTGCAACGTCGGATGAGCAGAGGATGAAGTTACCCTTGCCACGGCGTGTTGCCTTGGCGATTGCATTGGCTTCGCGCTCGATCTGAACAAGCAGACCCTTGAAACGCTCAACGTTCCAACGTCCATCGGAATCGGTTCTCAGAGAGAATGTTCCAGGAGTTGTGATGTTTGCGCTTGA